CTTGGATAGTAACCAGCAGCTCCAGGTTTCTTACTTTTATGTGTGCCTTTGTCTACTTGTTTGAAAGCAAAAGACTGGTGAGCACCAAAGCCATTTTGCTTCCTAGGCATCAATAATAGCCCCCTTGTGCACCGATGATAGGACCATCAGAGACATTACTATTGCTATTGCGTGCTACCCACAGGGCTCGGTTACGGGGAACATAGAATGCACGGTTGCGAGAATCGCTGCCAACCTGAGGTACGGGTACAAGGGTGAAAGGCATATCATCCCAGCTGGTTCTAGTTCCTGCACCAGTACCTGATTTGAAGGTACCAACAAACGTAGCTTCGTTAGGACGCAGGTAATCGTTTGCTGTACTGATGTATAAGTTTACGTCGTATGCTGTACCACCGCGAGCGATGGCGTAAATATCCTCAATGATTGCACCATCACTAGAGATAGCATTCACAAGCAAGGTAGCCGTGTTTGTGCCGACGATATCAATACCGTTGTTAATTGCTTGGTCAATGTTAACCACGTTGTGCAGTACATTATCAACCAACAGTGGTTGTTTATTCGTTGAAGTTGATGCCATTACTTTTTACCCTTTTTCTTGATTTTAGTAGGTGTAGCACCTGGGGTCATACCATTCATTGAATTAGCAGGCGGAAGCATCATTCCACTGGTACCAGGCATATCACCAGGGAACTCCATCGGGGCACTACCAACGACCATATGACCGTTTGCCATCAGGCCACGGTTGCTTGCATCTTGTGAAACACGAGCACCTTCCATCGGGTCTGCTGCATCAGCAGGGGGCTGGTTCTGCATATTCATAGATGAATTTCCAGGCATACCTGAGTTAGGCACAGGGAATACACCAGGTCCTAACTGCATACCAGAATCGCCATACGGGAACCTACTGATGCCGTCCATAGAGGCAGGCATCTGATTGAGGCTCGTGACGTTCATTGGATTGTTATTCATCGGTCCGCCAGGCATCACCGACATATTCTTTGCAATCTTGAACCTGTTGGGGTCAAGCATCATTGCCTTGTCTTGCTTCTTGTTGTCCATCACATATCCCTCCGGTTGGCGTTAAGGTTCATTCCAGCGTTACCAGCAGCACGCTGATACATCGCCATTCGGCGGTCAAGNGCATCTGTCTGGAAGCTGTTGGGGTCTTGGTCTGGGATATCAGTTGCTGATGTCTCAAGGTCAACTGATCCAGTCGTATTCTTAGGNTCTTCCAGAGGCATATTTGCCGTTGTATCAGGTTGTGCAAAGTTATTGCCAGCTCCTTCTACAACTTCGTTNGGCATCATACTTGGTGCACCATAACCAGTACGGCTATTTTTCACGGCGTTGCCAACACTCTGCAAACCCATTACAAACTGATTGCCATCTGCTTGAGCCTGCGCTTGCTTTAATTTCATTTGATAATCGCTATCACGACTATCCATAGAAATCTTAGGCGCACCGTGTGTACTTACGGGTTGCATATGCATAATTGTTCTAATTGATTCCTAAATATATTCTACTTTATCGCCACATACCACTTAATGCCATACGTGAGCCAACTGCAGTATCTGCGGGGCCAGGTACAGCCATAATAAATTCAGCACCTGCACGTTCAAATGCATAGCGTCGTACCGAAGGTCTACGGTAGTTAGGTACGTACAGCGTCTCTGCTAAACGGTCTACTTCACGCAGGTAAATCTCTCGGAAGTAGTCGTCTCCTTTGAGTGGATCTGAGGTATTGATTGTACGTGAGACATCACCGTCAATTACTTCTTGCCTTGACGGGTTCAGTAGTTTGCTGCCGTTAGGGTCGTTGAAATCATCAGGCAGTGCAGCACTAGCTTTCCAAGCGATATCACAACGCTTGACGTGATAGACAACTTCGTTGTACCACAGCTCATCTGGAATGAGCGACATCGCCTCTTCAAGGCGGGAGCGGTCACCAGCAGGGATTTGAGCACCTGCATTAAAACCTAAGTGATACCTGACTTTGGACTTGAGATACTCGTCTAACTGCATCACATCATTTGCGAAGGTTCATTGTAGATTTGACCCAGCATCCTACTCAGCTGGATTTTATCTAGCTCACTCATATCACCACCCTGTCCTTGGATTTTGCCAAGCATCTGTGCTGCAGGAGAGTTCATCTTAGTTACTGCAGCTGTACCAGCACCCAGTGCTCCGCCTAGCAGCATCCCTGTTAATCCACCAGCCATCCGTGCACCAGGGCGCATCATTGCTGGAGACTTACCACGTAAGTGTGCAAGTGATTTACCAAGCATATGCGGAATCTGTCCGCCGACTGCGCCGATAGCAGCACCGCCAATAGCACCTGCAGTACCTGCAGTTTGCTGTGCGGCTAGCCTATCTTTTTCGTCTTGTACCGCTTGAAATAAAAGCGCCTCTTGTACGGTGAGCATTTATTTTCTAGTAACACTATTACTAGTTTAGCTAATGAAGATGAGGTCTTCTTCAATCAGTTGCTCCCAATTGACGCGAGGGATATTCTCCAGTTGCTTGAGGTTTGCAAACCGCTCACCACTGAGAGACATACGCAGTTCAACAATCTTTTTAGCAGTAGCGAAACCTACACCAGGCAGGCGTTTTGCAATCTGTTCTGCAGGAGCAGCGTTGAGATTGAGACGACGGTCTTCAATAGGCACGATGGTTGATGGTGCTTCTTCTTCAGGCACAACCAATTCAGGTGCAGTGACTTTAGCTAGACGCCCAACATTCTTGTCGTATGGAACTAGCTGGTCTAAGGTTAGATAACTGATGTTTCCACCTGCATCTTTTACCATCGCAAACTCTTTATCGTGCTTGCTAATGAACTCAACAAGTTTTCCGGTTTTCGTATCTTGAAATAATCGTTCGGACATATTTAAATAAGTACCCTAGATTTATTATAGGCACAAAAAAAGAGCCCCCGTAGGGACTCTCTTTTGTTGATTCAGATGAATCAGTAGCCTTGACCAGCTTCCACACCGTAGGGGATGTGAGCATCGTCGTAGCCAGGAGCAGGGGCAGGGACGTACCAGCACACTTCAACCAGGATGGCGGAAGGGGCTTTACGGCAAGCACCAGCAGAGGGGTTCTGAGCTGCAATCAGGTCAGCATCAGTAGTGATGGTGACTGCAGTATCAGCGCCGGTTGCGGTTCCATCAACGACAGACAGCAGAGCAGAGGTCTCACCATTTTCAGGGAAGAAACCAGTGGCTTCGGCAGTCAGGTCGGTACCAAACGCAGGAGCTGCAGGAGCATCCACAGCGATTGTCGTGGTACCAGCAACGGTTGCTTCTTTCACGCCAGGAGCGGAAGATGCAACGCGGTAGATGATTGCACCGGTCGGGATAACCATAGGCTTATCCTTACGGGGCTTGTCGTCTTGACGCAGGTCAGGAGACAGAATCTGGGGAGTGTAGGTTCCAGCTTCAAGCACACCATCAATCGTGGTGATGCTGTCGTTGTCAGGGTTCAGAACCACTGCGCCGACGGAGCGATAGAACTCGACACCAGGGAGAGCCACAACGCCTTGATCGCGATATGCGTTCAGGTGGGCTACATAATTACCGGGGAAAATTACGGACATTGTTAGTTACCTCCTATCAGTAAACGAAAGAGTAACCAACCGTAATGAAATCGCGGTTAAGCGTTTCAAAACCGGCAAACAGGCTCCAGATCATAATGATAAAACGAGAGAAGTCGTCGTTGTTATTCAGAAGGATCTGAGCGTTGTTACCACCGATACCCACACCCACGGCTTGAGGGCCGAAGAAGATGAGCTGAGCTGCTTCAGTCTCGGTATCCGTGATGGAGCCATCAGGAATCGTGACTTGGAACTGCTGCTCGGGCAGGTTGGTGGACTCGAACCAACGGACACCCTCAAAGAGGAAGCCAGTCGGCATAACGGGTTGACCAGCAACGAAGCCGGCTTGACCGTAAGCAGGACCCATACCTTGGTAGAAGTTGGCGTTGGGCTGCAGTGCAGGCTGCATAGGATTAATCATCCCAGTGCCTGGATAGCGTGCGATTTCGCGGAAGTCGCTGTTCTGACGCAGGTGCATCATTGCAGTGGGGTCCACGATGCAGCGGTAGTACCCATCAGCGAAGGTAGGAACGTTGCGCTTACGCATGTCCTTGACAACTTCGAGCAGGTCAGTCTTGACGTCAAACTTGGCGCTTTCGTTAGCACCGTAGGTCAGGACAGGTAGCGGCAGTCGCTTTCTCTTTACCACCGGGGAAGTAGTAACCGCCTTGCTCGTCAGAACTCTGGCCGCAGGACTCAGCCTTCAGCAGTTCGTTAGCAAAGACGCGGTCACGCCACCGACGGTAATCATCCAGCAGGGTCAAGCTTCCTATGCTTTGATGGAAGACGTTCAGGTTGCCAGTGTCCAGAAGCAGACGCTGGGCGGTAATCAGGGTTTCCCGAGCCACCTTGAAGGTGGAGGGCTGGGTTGCATCGCGAGAATCAGCGGGGCCGGTGTACTCACGGAGAGTCACGAGCACCTTGTCCTTGACGATGTTGCGGGCGGAGGCGGATCCAAGAGTTTGGTCGGCAGTCCGCTCACGGGACTCCTTAGTGCCAGGCTTACCCCAGAAGCGGTAACGGTCCAGCTGCACGGTTTGTCCGGGCTGTTTGCTGAAATCGTGGACTACCACTGGCTCAACTGCCATCTCAATGATGTAGGCAGGATGAGGACGGTAAAGTTCTGCACCAAGAAGCTTCGGAAAATCATTATCAATCCACATAGGATCGTAACTCCGTAAGCTAAAAGGTTTATAAGTGACTTCGACTTAGTCACATATATGTATGTTATACGTTATACTTCTTTATTGAGGATATACCCAATTATATTGTGGTTATGGAATTCATTGATGACAAAATTTGGAAACCGATACACTTATTACCAGGCTTTGAGTGCTGCATAGAGTATTACGTTAATGATGCTGGGGACATTAAAAGTACCAAGGGTCAGATTGAACGTATGCTTAAGCAGCGCACTAATAAGAATGGATATCGACAAGTCAATCTAACACAGAGGATAGGCAGAAAGCAAACAATTACTGTCACAGTACATAAGCTTGTAGCGCTTGCATTCCTTGCACCTCCTACTACTCCACCGGGTAGGTCAAAGTCGTGCAGTCGTATCATTCATATTGACGGGTGTAAAACTAATAACTCATCCGATAATCTTAAATGGACTAAAATAGAAGAAAGTCTTATTGAAAATCATGGCTGATAGTCTTGTGCTTGTAGGTGTTAAAGATGTACGCAAGCACTCTGGTACGGAGATGCAACTCATCATTCCTCGCCGAGGTGGTGACACACATCAAATCCGTGAGTGGTGGAGAAACAGCGTTAATACAACCTATGCCACTTGTACTTTATTCAAAGTAACGACTGGAGTTGGTAGCGTTTATCTCGCTCTACCGACTGGTAAGTTTGAAGGTAGTGATATTAAAATCATTCACGACGGTAACTTTAACTTTACCTTTGTTGCTATTAACGAGCTTGACCGTGCTGCTCTCTTTGATGAGGATATGGCTCTGATTGAGCACTATATCTTCCCCTCAATCTCTGGCGGTAAGATTGTTACTGTCACTCCTGCTGGCGGCGCTAGCCGTCCTAGTGCTCCACCCCCTGCTCCAACCATTGGAACTGTTACCGTAACTGGTGAGCAAGCACCTGCTGATGGGGCGACTGAAGCTTATACCGTTGCTATTGGAGGTGACGCATCCCCTTCGTATGTACTGACTAGCAGCGATTCCAATGATACTGTCACTGGGTTAAGCGTTACTTACTCTGGTGCTGGAACACGTACCCTGACTGTTACTGCTACTGATGCAGCAGCAAGTGATAACCCGGCTACTGGTACTCTCGCCATTAACGCAACGGTACTCTTCTCTAATCGTGTCTCCTCAGCCGACCTTAGTGTTGCGGTCACTGTTGCTGATACCGGTAATGGTAATAAGTATCAAATTGATGGTGTTGAGCAAGATGGAATCGTTGCTACTGCTGGTGCAACAATCCACTTTGACTTGTCTGATGCTTCCCTTTCAGGTCATCCATTCAAGATTTATACCGATAGCAGCAAGACGACTGAAGTCACTGTTGGTGTTGAGCAGGAAGGTACTGACCTTCTGTTCACTCCCCCTATTGCAGGCAGCTTCAGCTACCAGTGCTCGGCACACGCTGCTATGGGCGGTGACATCACAGTCAATGCTTAGTAGCTAATAGCCTAGGGTCGATATCGTCATAATATAAGAACCCATCGTTACCTTCAATACTGTCAGTATTTTGCCCTACGGCGCAATCCACGTTGTAGGGAATTCTTTTTGTATTGCGAGCGTGGAACCCGATATAGAAGAAACGATTGCCTTTGACGTACATCACGTCGTATGGATGCTCTTCACGAGCTTCGTTATACAACCTGATGTCTAACCAGTTATCTACAAACTTGTTCCCTGTCTTCAAATTCTTCAGGTCAATCTTGACGTAGATTTCATTAATCCTTGCAATTGTATTTCCTACAAACTGCATAGGTTCATAAGTATTGACAGTAATTGGGTCTGCGTTTAAGTCTAGATAGGCTTGACCAGGAACTTCACCTGAGTTTGGATAAGTGTATGGGTCACCTGCTGCAGGAGTTTCACCACTCATTTCCATACATTCATAACCTGGGTCGTCAAAGCACTCAGCAACAGGGTTCTGAATGTTTAACTGCACTTTGACGAAGTGATTCTCTGCGCCGAACAATCCGACTGAGTCTTCGTACTTCAGTATATGTGGAATAGTCGTAACCCTATCAGTCTCAGGTTTCTGGATACTTGCACCACGTGCATAGTTAAGGCTACGGCTAGAAGACGTATAAGACTGTGACGTGTTATCGCTTCCGCCGTAGAGCTGATGATGTCTGATGATTTGGTCCGTTACATCCATTAACTGATGAGTCACAACTATCTCAGTGCAGGTCTTTCTCCTATTGTATTAGAGATAATCGTTGATAGCCTGGGACCTTTCACGCAGCGCCTTCAATGCTTTTTGCTCAAAGGTACGCACACGGTCACGGCTCATATTAAGTACTTGACCGACTGCTGTCATAGACATCGGCTCTAGGATTTCCTCTCCGATGCCGTACCGCATACTGATGACTGCTGCTTGCATCTCAGGGAGGTCAGCAATCAAGCTGCGGATATCTTCTTTAATGAAGGAGCGCTCAAGCAGTAGCTCAGGTAACTGTGTCTCATCTTCAAGCAGGTCAATCAATGCTGTGTCGCGGTTCTCGCCAATCTTGATTTCAAGGGATGTCGGCTGACGTGCCTTACACATCAGGTCTTTGATTTCCTCAACCGTCAAGCCGAGGTGGTCTGATAGCTCAAAGACATTTGGCATCTGCCCATTTATTTGAGACAGTTCACGCTGTGCCTTCTTGAGTTTGTTGAGGTTTTCTGTAACGTGAATCGGGAGGCGGATTGCTCTCGACTTCTCCGCGATAGCGCGAGTGATGCCTTGGCGTATCCACCAGTAAGCATAAGTGCTGAACTTATAGCCACGACCAGGATCGAACTTCTCCACACCACGGACGAGACCGATTGTCCCTTCCTGGATGATGTCCAAGAGTTCCATATTCCGCTTGGTGTATTTCTTGGCGACTGAAACAACCAGCCTGAGGTTTGCTGTAACCATCTTTTCTTTAGCCTTCTCACCATCGCGTTTCTCACGGCGCAGCTCCTTTACTGTGATGTCAAGTGAATCAGCAAGCTCTTCAGTTGTAGGGCTATTCAGAAGTTCTGCTACTGCCTGAATTTCCATCAACCGTTGTACTTTTCTACCGAGCAGAATCTCCTCGTCGTGCTCAAGCAGGGGGATACGTCCGATGTCACGCAGATATGCACGAACGGAGTCTCCTGAAATCTTTGGTTGCGTCATATTTGAGTACTTACTTATACTTTAGTCTACCCCAATTGTTGATATAAATCAACCGTAAATGCCAGCAAATCTGATACTTTCTTTTGGATTTTCACCAGTCTCTAATGCTTCTACAGCCATTGCCTGTGCTGCGTGCTCATTAAATCCTTTTTCTTTAAAGTTACTGAAATTTCTTTCGTACTGCTCAATAGAACTATCAAGGTCATCACCGTGCGTCAGCATCTCAGCAGCTAATTGATTAGCCGCTTGGTCTGGCATACCATCAGTCTTGAGGTGTTTCCAGATAGTCTGAAAAACTTCTGGGTCCTCGTGCTGACAATCACACGGTTTTTGGCCTGCTTTCCGCACAGTTAATATCTACTTACTGGTTTTATTCTAACTCTTTAAATACTTGGCGCCTTCAATTGCGTTAGCCATTAAGTCTGGATTCATACCCATTGCTTGGGCTTTAATGAACAAATTGTTGTCACGGAATGATTTCCCTTCGATTGGTGTCATATCGCCAATCATCTGAGTAGCAGGGGAGCCTAGTGCAGTCATCACTTCTTTTTTCCGATCCGCTGCAAAGTTTGCTGAGTACTCAGCATTATCCATTACTAGCTGCTGCTTACGAATATCATTAACAGCATCAACAGAAGACTGGCTGGCAGCACTGCCTGTGTTTTGCAGGATGCCTTGCTCCCTCATCCGTGCATTATTGAACGGTTGAGTGTTGGCTCCAACCTTAGATGCAGGGCCACTGTCGTACATATTAGGACCCATCGGAGCAGCTGTACGCTGCATTCCTCCGAGATTACGCTGTGCGGAAGCAGCGCCTAACATTTCCTCTGCAACTGTATAAGGTGAAGCCATTTGTCTGTAACTTACTTTATTTATATTGTATGATATTCAATCAAAGGTCTTGAACAAGCATCTTGCCAGCCAGAGCACGGGGGTCTGCCTGTGACAGATACTTCCAAGCATCCTCAGGATTGTTATCCATTAAGCTACTAAAGCCACCCCAGAAATCATTGACGGCATTAACTTGACGTCCAGGCATTGGCATATCCATTTCAGGACGTGAGAATGACTGAGGCACACGACCTTGCTCTTGTGCTTCGATTTCAGCTTCAAACTGAGCACGAGCTTCATAAGCTTCACGCTGCATTGTCTCTTCAGTAGTTTCAGTCGGATACGGACCTTGAGGACCAAAGAAGTCGTTGACATAATCAGCCAGGACATCAGGGTCAGTCAGCATCAGGTTCATTGCTGCACGCTCTTCACCAGCAGCTTCAAGCAGCAGGGAGGCAGACTGTCCTCGTTGAACTTGCTCAATTAAAGCGTCTTCAACAGCACAGGCGTATTGGTTCAGCAGGGCAGGTGCTTCTGCACCGAAGTGCTCAAGAACTTCAAGACTTGCGTCGCTTACTTGGCTTAGATACCCGTCGCTGAGGTCTTGCGGCTGGCTGCTGGGCTGCGTTTCCTGCAAGTAAGAGGGGGTTGAAACTTGGGGACTGTAAGTCTGGGGCGCCATATACTGCGCTTGGGCCGGCGATTGCATTGAAGCCCAGTTGGCTTGGATATTGGCCTGTGGCGTCGGCGTCTGGTACGCCGAGTACTGAGCCTGGGCCAGGGAGGGGCTGCTTGTATTCAAACTTGCGCTCAGCGCCTGAAACGCCTCCTGCCATGGATTGCCCGCCTGAGCCGCCGGAGCCATCGGGGCCGAAGCCTGCGGGACCTGGGCCGAAGCCTGGTAAGCCGGATGTTGGGCCAGATCCAGTTGCGGCATCGGTGGCGCCTGCAAGGTCTGGGGAACGCTCGTCGCGTACTGGACGGCCGAGGGCTGCGCGTTTGATGTCGGCATCTGTAAGCTTGGCGACGGCATCGTCGCTGGTGCCTGGTTTGTACTTTCCACTGTAACTTAACTCCTTACGTAAATACTCAAGTGAACGATATAAGAACCCTGTAATGTCTAGGTTCGGGTCAGAGGCCAATGGCATATCTGGCGTCTGTGGGTGTGGCAACTGGTAAAGACTACCGAGTAAGCTGATGAATGAATTAATACTTTGCTGTGTCTGTTGGACAACTCGGAACGGGAACCCGCTCAACATTGCTGCTCTTTCTTCTTCCGTTTTATTTGGGAATAGATATTTCAGCGCTTCGATTGAACCAACACCAGCTTCTTGAAGGTTACGAACAACGATACTGTTTTGTAAAATCTCGTCAGAACTTTCTTCAAAAACTTCTCCCATCCACCGCCAGCTGACTTTAGTACTGCCGTCAGGAATGAGACCTGTTACACCATCAGGCATTTCGCCTGACTCAAGTGTAGCACGGATGGAATCTGACCTTTGCTGCTCAAATAGAACATAGGCAGTCATAAATGCTTCGTTAGCTACTTGATACTCTTCAGGTGTTTGAAAGTCCTCAGGCAGAGGGATTTCAGGTTTGACGAGGCCAATAGCAGCGGCAAAGCTTTCATTAAACATCCGCTCTTCGTGCTGAATCATCAGCGAGAACAAGCGGCATAATCCATAGGTAAATAGAGCACGAGCTTTCTTCTCTGCTGTAGATGCAACACGTCCGTACAGTGTTTTGATTTCATAAGCAGTAGCTGCTGTACCGAAGTCAATATCATCTACACCACCAAGTGCAAGACGAATCTCTGAGCGGTACTGTTTGATATACATATTCTGGTCACCACTCACACTATCAGGTGTGAGGTAACTGATGCGGTCTGTGGGCTCAAGGTTCGCAATAACACGAGGCACCTTGATTTGACCGTCTAAGGCGGATGCACCACCGAATGGCTCACTAACCCTAGTGCTTGCCCTACCCATCGCACTGAAGCCAGCCTGGCTACTAATAGTGGGACGGAAGCTCTTATCATCACCTGCTTCAATGATGTCGTGCTTAGGACGACTGGAGATGAGTGTGGGGTTACCAAAGAACTTGAGGTTCTTTCGTACGTTCTTTACCAACTCATCGTGGTACATAATCTGGTTAGACAGCCATTCAAACTCACCGTTACCAGTTGCTTCACCAGTACAATCCATATGATTGAACACTTCAATAGCAGGGATGAAGCCGAGGCTATTGGTTAATGTCTCTGTAGCGCCAGGCATTCCCATCGTCTGGCCGCCCATTGAATTTTCAAAGTCAATCTTCTCATCAGATACTGTCTGTTCAATGCGGTCTTTGAACACACGCAGTCTGATGTACTTCTTCTTACCACCCCTAGCGTTCTGTTCAGGATACATATCAGCACCCCGCGTCTCTTGAACGTTAAAGCTATATATCAATACGACACTATTTAAATCGTTGTTCTGGTCCCTGAATGCACGATAGTTTTCTTTAGGGAAATAGAGCAGCTGGTAGTCATCACCTGATGGTCTGAAGTAGAACAGACCTTGACCATCACACAGGAAGTAATCAACGATACTGTCTAGCTTCATATCGAGCATATTGTGCTCACATACTTTCGCTACAAACTCTTTGCGATATCCAAAACTATCTTGCTCTGCATAGAATTCAATACCACGACGCAGCATAAACATACGCATCTGCGCTAGATGCGAGCTGACAATCATCGTGTCTACTGACAGGTCACCACGTCGCTCTTTAGCGGCAGTTAGTATTTGTGTGAACCCACTATCAGCTTGATTCATTTCGCTTTCTCTTTTCTATAAGTCTATCTATTATTAGAAGTCAGTGTACTTATCGTAGAGGTCATCCCAATCAGGCTGCTCTACTCCACTCTGGCGTTCTGGGGATTCCCATCCTTTAACGCTAGCTGCGTACCTATCTCCAAAGAGATTAAGTGCCATATTCTTGGCGCGGTCACGAGCAATCTGCGGACCTCGACGATTGTGCTTGTCTAACTCTCTAACATTAAAGCCGCCTATCTGAGACCCTTTATAGATAAAGTCTTCTGATTTTGCGCCAAACTGTTGCCGTCGTTTTGCTGAATCGCGATTCATTGTCTCATAACGGTCTACAAATCCGGCCGATTTAGCAGGGCTATCATCATCGTGGAAATAACCAGCCATCGTGCCTGCGCTTACAGGCGTATCAAGCAGTGGGTTTTCTCCACCGACGTAGGTGAAGTTCTTCTGATTACCGCCGTAGTTACGGATTGAGTTATCTACATTATTCTCAATCCTATTATTATCACCATTAACAGTATTGATGATATCGTTGTCCTGATAGACGTCAGTATTTTGGTCGTTGCCTTGGTTGCTATTGATTGCTTTAGCGTAATCATTATCGTTTACATCCATTGAATACTCTTTAGATGTTGCAGATGGCGTAGGTGAAAGAGTTCCCTCTGCCATTGCATCTGCCAGAGCATCACCAGCAAATCTTCCGTTAATAGAAGATGAATTACTTTGGCTGCCGTTCTGTACTTTCACACTATTGTCAACGTTGTTATCAACATTATTGTTGTTGCCGTTGATTGTATTGATTAAATCGTTGTCCTGGTAAATCTGAGTGTTTTGACTATTTGATTGATTGACAGATACTCCATTACCTTCGGTATTGCTAGAGTTGTTAACGCTTTCGTTCGTTTGATTATTACCATTATTGAAAAATTCATTAGGGTCATAATCACTTTGGTAATCCCCTGGATTAGGTGCAGAAGGCCTAGTACTACCTTGCGTCGGTGGAGCAGGAGGTGCAGGAGTATTTGTAGTAGGTGCTGCAGTCTGGTTCTTCAGCTCTGCTTTGTATTGAGCCAGCAAGCGTCCTGATTTTGAATCAGACTGACCTCCTTTCGCGCCGCCAGCATAAGATTTATCTGCGTAATTAACAATATCTTGTAAGCTGTGACCTTGGCCTCTTAAGTTTTTTAAATCAGAAGCACTTAATCTGTCAGTACCTTTCTGTGAACCAGCTCCTCCAGCAGCCCTATCGAAGTCATTGATATTTGATACTCTCGGTGCTGCAGGTGTAGGTGTAG